TATATAGTAGTTGGAAATAAAAATGGGTTTTTGGCCACAGCGAGTTTTCTGCTCGAATTGGCCAAGAGGGCCACCACTTTCACCTTGTAAAAGAACGACAAAAACTATATAATTGAGTTACGAGGTGCAAAGTTATGAAAAAGCGTGAAATTCCGTTTATGGCCCAGTATGAGAATGAGTTTGGCTATCACGAGTGGACTACTTTGGACAGCGCAAATAATTTGGTGCGCTGCTATTACAATGGCGATACAGAACTTCATGTGAAAGAGCCCTGGTGTGAATGTAATGGCGTCAGGATGAGAAAGGTACGAAATCAGGAAAAGTGGCGTTGTCCTATTTGTGGCAAGGTCTATGATATTTCCGACATTGACTGGCCCATGCCTTATTGGGATGATGAAACTGGTCTGAAAAACGATTATGGTGAATATATGTATCCGAATGCAGAGAAGCGAGCAGGTCCTCCTGAAATGTATGAGGAGGCTCCCTTTACTTGGTATCTGTAAGGCAAAAGTTTGAGGATTGTCACAATTGTGGCAGTCCTTATATTTTTACCCTTCTAAAAGGTTGACAAATATTACCAAATATCCCCGCGTAAATTTCTTGCTCTTTTATGGGAGGAACAGTGTGCGTAAAAACATGCTGTTCCTCTTTTATTTTTGGAGGTTTGTATGCTAGAGAACAAATTCAAAACAGGATTGGTGAAAGACCTGAAGAAACGCTTTCCCGGCTGCATGGTCGTTCATCTCGACCCGAATGAAATCCAAGGGATTCCGGATCTCTTGGTTTTATATCGAGACAGATGGGCAGCACTCGAAGGAAAGAAGACAGGAAAGGCATCGCATCGTCCGAATCAAGACTACTATGTAGCCAAGATGAACGAGATGAGCTATGCCTCTTTTATTTATCCTGAGAACAAGGAGGAGATACTGGATGAACTGGAACGATCATTCACGACTGCAAGGCCAGCACGCTTTTCTGGGGGCGAGTAAGTATCATTGGATCAATTATGATGCTGCCCGGATTGCAGAGTCCTTTGTGAACTATCAGGCGAAGGAGCGAGGAACGCGGCTTCATGCGTATGCTGCAGAGAGCATTGCGCTTGGGCAAAAGCTTCCTCGGAGCAAGAAGACGCTCAACTCTTACGTCAACGATGCAATTGGCTTTTGCATGACCCCGGAAGTGGTTCTTTATTATTCAGAGAACTGCTATGGTACGGCCGACACAATTCATTTTGCAAACAACTTCCTGCGCATCCACGATTTGAAGACTGGTCTGGTACCGGCACACATGGAACAGCTTTTCATTTATGATGCACTTTTCTGCTTGGAGTATGGCGTCAAGCCTCGCGATATTCAAATCGAAAACCGCATCTACCAGAACGATGATATTTGGATTGTGAATCCGACTTGTGAGGACATCGATCCTATCATTAGCAAGATCATCGAGTTCAATAAAATCATTACTGAACTGAAGTTAGGAGCGACAGCATGAATCCGGTAGAAAGAGATATTCGAGGATATTTCGGTATCGCATCGGAAGACAGTATCCTGGAGCATTATGGCACCAAACGCCACTCGGGCAGATATCCGTGGGGTTCTGGAGAGAATCCGTATCAGCGCTCAGGCGATTTTCTGTCGCGTGTTGAGGAGCTGAAGAAGAGCGGCATGAAGGAGAAGGATATTCTCCAGACCATCAATGATTCTCTCCCCGAAGAATATAAGATGGGCGCTACCGAGTTCCGTATGGCACAGCGCAGAGCCATTCATGAACGTCAGCAGCTTAAATATGACCGTGCGCGCGCCTTATCACAGGACGGTCTTGGCCCTACAGAAATCGGTCGTGAGATGGGTTTATCCGAATCCACGGTTCGTTCGATGCTGAAGAACGACAAGCCTGACAAATATACCAGAACCAAAGAAATCGCAGAGACCCTGCGTAAGGAAGTCGATAAAAAAGGCATGATCGATGTTTCTGAAGGCACGAATCTGGTCCTGGGCGTTTCAGAAGGTGATTTGGACGATGCTATTTTTGTCTTGGAGGCAGAGCACGGATATCAGCGTTATGGCGTGGGCATTCGTCAGCCGACAAACATTAACCAGCAGACCAACATCACCGTTCTGGCAAAGCCGGAATATGACCAGAAATATGCATATCAGCATCAGAACGAAATTCAGTCCCTTGGCGAATACCATTCTGAAGATGGCGGCGAAACGTTCAAGAAGCTTCAGCGCCCCAGCAGCATGAGTTCTGACCGTGTTTGTATTCGATACGGTGACGAAGGCGGTCTGGACAAGGACGGTGTCATCGAGATTCGGAGAGGCGTTGCTGACCTGAACCTCGGAAAATCGCATTATGCGCAGGTTCGTATCATGGTGGATGACAGTCATTACCTGAAAGGCATGGCGGTATATTCTGACGATATTCCTGAAGGCTATGATGTGGTATTCAACACAAATAAGAAATCCGGTACCCCGAAAATGAAGGTCTTAAAGCCTATCAAAGACGACCCCGATAATCCTTTTGGCGCATCTATCAAGGCAAATGGTCAGAGCACCTATATTGGTGAGGATGGAAAAGAACATCTGTCGCCCATCAATAAGCTGAAAGAAGAAGGCGACTGGGACACCATGGCAAAGAACCTTTCTTCGCAGTTTCTGTCCAAACAGCCGCTCAAACTTCTGAAACAGCAATTGGATCTTACTGTTGCCGACCGTAAGGCAGAATATGACGAGATTATGCAGTACGACAATCCGACGATTCGGAAAAAGCTGCTGCTTGATTTCGCAGATACTTGCGAGGGCAACTCGATGACCCTGAAAGCATCTTCTTTCCCAGGTCAGGCGACAAAGGTTATTTTGCCACTGTCCAAAATTGGCGAAAGAGAATGCTATTGTCCTACATATCCTGATGGCACCCAGCTCGCGCTGGTTCGTTTTCCTCATGCAGGAACCTTTGAGATTCCTATTGTAACGGTTAATAACAAGAATTTGTCCGGGCGTAGAAATCTCGGCAATGTGCAGGACGCAATCGGCATCAATGCAAAGGTTGCAGAACGTTTGTCGGGTGCTGATTTTGATGGCGACACAGTTGTAGCAATTCCAAAGTCAAGCAAAGTCGATATTAAATCCACCCCCGCTCTGAAGGATTTGAAAGACTTCGACCCTAAGATTGCATATGCTGTGCCCGAAGGAAATCCCAATGGCGTGCGCCTCATGAAGAAAGAGGAAAAACAGAAGGAGATGGGGATTATTTCCAATCTTATTACTGACATGACTCTTCGTGGCGCACCGGAGGGCGATATTGCTCGTGCCGTCAAGCATTCCATGGTCGTTATTGATGCTGAGAAGCATAAGCTGGACTATAAACGTTCTGAACGCGAAAATGGTATCCAGGAGCTGAAGCAAAAATGGCAGATCAGAGTGCAAGAGGACGGTACTGAAAAATATGGCGGCGCATCCACGCTCTTATCCAGAAGAAAACAGACCGTTCGAGTGCCTGAGCGCAAGGGAAGTGCTCGAATCGATAAAGAGACGGGTGAAAAAATATATAAGGAGTCCGGGCGTACTTATATTGACCCCAAAACGGGCAAGAGAGTACAAGCTATGACGGAAGTAAGCCTTATTTCCATGCACCCCAACGCACGAGACCTGTCCTCCGGCACCATTCAAGAAAATTACTACGCCGATTTTTCAAATGAACTGAAGGCTTTGGCTAATCAGGCACGAAAAGAGGCGGTAAATATGAAGGGCATCCAGAAAAGCCCAGATGCTGCCGAAAAATATAGAGCTGAGGTTGAGTCTATTAACGCCAAGCTCAATGCAGTTATTGGTAATAAGCCGAAAGAACGGCGTGCTACCATTATTGCAAACGAGAATATTAAGGCTAAAGTACAGGCTCAGGGCTTGGACTATAAGAAGGACAAGAAAGAAATCAAGAAGATCGCCGCTGTTGAGATGCAGCGTGCACGTGATTCTGTTGGCGCAAGCGGCAGCAAGACAAAGATTACGTTCACAGACCGTGAATGGGAAGCAGTTCAAGCTGGCGCAATCTCTGATTCCAAGCTGATGAAGATTCTGAACTCGTCAAAGTCAGATGAAATCATTAAGCGTGCAATGCCAAAAGCAAGTGCAACGTTGTCTTCTGCTAAGTTGGGCAAAGCGCAAGCGATGTTGGCTAATGGCTATAGCTATGCAGAGATTGCAAAGGCTTGTGGCGTTCCTGAATCAACGATTTATGACAATCTTAACAAGTAAGAAAGGCTTTGAACTATGATTCGATGCTTTTTAACCACTGTTGACAACCCTTACAGCCCTTATGAACAGTTTGAGGACTGGTATCGCTTCGACACCGACAAGGGTTATAACTCGTCTGGACTGCTGATGCGGATGGCTTACACCTCTGACCAGCTCACAGATGCAGAAAATGCGTATGAAATTGAGCAGGCTATCGACCAAATCGTGACAAATGACCCGCTCAATATCTACAAAAAGCTCAAACTCGATATCAAAGACAATGCTCCCGGAGAGCAAACAGCATAAAAGGGGTATAGGGGGTGCTTGAAAAATACACCCCCTCCCCAAATCGCGCCGGTCTTTGATTTTTCCCCGGAGGGAAAATTGAGAATTGGGTTTTAACTCCTGCCGAGGTTTCAGGGTGTAGACTGGGCCTCGGTGGTTTTTGTAAGAGCTTATGGGAGGGTGCTCTCTTCAAACAACCTCCATTTGTCGTTTGTTCATTTTTCTTCTCCTTTCAAATGATTAGAAAGACACCACGACCGGCTCCCATAAACTCTTACAAAAGCCATTGAAAAGTGTGGGAAACAGGCAAGATTCTAGTGCAAACCAAATCAAAACAGAACAGAAGGATGACAAAAATGAGGACAAAGAAAGCTGCTTCTGAAGACGTGGCTCCTATGCGGCCAACATTGTCCCCAGAAGTACGAGAAAACCAGATGATTTCCCTGGCAATGGATCTGGTGGAGAAGCGGTTGCGAGAAGGAACGGCATCTTCAGCTGAAACGACCCATTTTCTGAAACTGGCCACGGTCAAATCGGAACTGGAGAAGAAAAAGCTAGAAGCCGAGAACACGCTTCTACATGCAAAGGCCGATGCTATTCAGGCAGCCAAGGATAATGCCCTTCTTTACAAGGAGGCAATTAAGGCAATGCGCGAATACGGCGGGGTGGAAGATAACGATGAATCAGAGAACTTATTCTGAGCTCTGCCAGTATGCGACCTTTGAAGACCGGTTCCATTATTTGCAACTGCATGGTGCTGTTGGGCATGATACATTTGGATTTGACCGGTATCTGAACCAAGACTTTTACCAGTCCAGAGAGTGGCGGATGTTCCGTGACAAAATTATTGTTCGAGACATGGGATGTGATCTTGGCGTTCCTGAGCATGAGATTACGGACTGGGTTGTCCGAAGTGGAAAACTTATTCGACCACGCATCATCATTCACCATATAAACCCTATTACAAAAGAAGACGTGCTGGAGCATCGAGAGTGCTTACTCGACCCCAATAATGTGATTTGCGTATCCGACCGAACGCATAAGGCTATTCATTATGGGGATGACAGCATTCTGGAACCAGTATTCACAGAACGAAGACCGGGCGATACCTGCCCATGGAGGAAATGACATGAATAACGAAGCAATGATGAACCGCGCAAAGCAGCTGGTGGTGGACTACTTTAACGCCCATGTGGACGTGACTGACGGCAAGAAGCTGACCATCGAGGACGTGTTTATCGTATGGTTCAGCAAGACCCTGCAGAACTGGAAGGCGCTTGTGAGTACCACCGTATCTGACGGGATGTATTACGAGGTCACGCACAACGGCGACAAGGGCGAAACCTATGTGGACGTTTACAAGAAGTGGGACAACAAGTGCATCCCGGACTAAGGAGCGACTATGGACAGCATTCTCACTTCCGTAAAAAAGCTGCTGGGTCTGCCCGCAGACTATGAGGCATTCGACCCGGATATCGTCATGTACATCAACACTGTGCTGATGATACTGACTCAGATGGGTGTGGGGCCGAAAGAAGGCTTTTTCATCTCTGACAAGAGTGCCACGTGGAATCAGTTTATCGCTGATCCGGTGAAGGTGGAAGCCGTGAAAGCCTATGTGGCGGTCAAGGTGCGGCTGCTGGGCTTCGATGTACCGCAAAGCAGCGTGACCAAAGAGGCTCTGCAGAACACCGCATCCGAAATGGAGTGGCGGCTGAATGTGGAGCACGACCACCCGGAGGAAACTGTATGAGCAGTATCGGTGGCTTCATTGGCCGTACGAGTGCTGATTATACATATTTACATAAGGAGAAATGAGATGAACTTTGCAAGTGCTTTGTTCGCTCTTAAGCGCGGACATAAAATCAAGAGACACCATTGGACTGGATACTGGAAGCTGGAAAACGGTGAAGTGATGATGCATACCTGGGATGGCAAATGCATCAACGTACGTGATTCCGAGGATATGCTGTATACCATGGAAAACATGGCGTGCAATGACTGGGAAATCGTGACGGAATATCACGAAGTTAAATAATATTCACAGGAGAATTACATCATGCCATTATCGAACACGGCCACGCCGATTTACTATGGCCGGTTTCGAGAGGCCGTAATTCGGGGTGAAATTCCGGTATGTCGAGAAGTCTCTATGGAGATGAACCGGATTGATGACCTGATTGCAAACCCGGGTATCTACTATGACGACAAAGCAGTTGAAGGTTTTGTCAAATTCTGCGAGAACGAGCTGACTCTTACCGATGGCGGAGACCTGAAACTGCTGGATTCCTTCAAGCTTTGGGCAGAAGAGATATTTGGCTGGTACTACTTTGTAGACCGCAGCATCTATGTGCCCAACCCCGGAGGACATGGAGGTCACTACGAGCGAAAACGTATCAAGAAGCGGCTTATCACCAAGCAGTATCTTATCATTCCTCGCGGTGCTGCCAAGACCATGTATGATGCGTTCATTCAGAGCTACTTCCTGACGGTGGATGTATCGACCACCCAGCAATGCACTACAGCACCCACCATGAAGCAAGCAGAAGAGGTCCTTTCACCGATCCGTACAGCACTGGCTCGGTCGAAGGGACCTCTTTTGAAGTTTATGACAGAGGGCAGTTTACAGAACACGACCGGTGCAAAAGCTGACCGTGTGAAACTGGCATCAACCAAGAAGGGCATTGAGAATTTCTTGACGAACAGTCTGTTGGAAGTACGCCCCATGACTATTGACAAGCTGCAGGGGCGAAGAGACCGTGTGGCTACCGTTGACGAATGGTTGAGTTGCGACATCCGAGAAGATCCCATCAGTGCACTCGAACAGGGTGCGTCGAAGAACGAGGACTACCTGATTGTAGCTACCAGTTCAGAAGGCACCGTCCGTAATGGTTGTGGCGATACAATCAAAATGGAGTTAATGGACATCCTGAAAGGGGAGTACATCAACCCCCATGTGTCCATCTGGTACTACAAGTTGGATTCCATCGATGAAGTTACAAACCCCGATATGTGGCTGAAGGCAAACCCGAATCTGGGACAGACTGTCAGCTACGAAACGTATCAACTGGATGTAGAACGCGCAGAAAAAGCGCCTGGCTCCAGAAACGACATTCTGGCCAAGCGCTTTAACATTCCTATGGAGGGGTATACCTACTTCTTTCCGTATGAAGAAACCCTGCCACATCGCCACCGAGATTACTGGCAGATGCCTTGTGCTCTCGGCGCAGACTTGTCGCAGGGTGATGACTTCTGTGCGTTTACATTTCTGTTCCCAATGGCGAACGGCTTCTTTGGCGTGAAAACCAGAGATTACATTACCTCTTATACACTGTCGAAGCTCCCACAGGCCATGCGCCAGAAGTACGACCAGTTCATGCAGGAAGGAACACTACAGGTGTTTGATGGCACGGTGCTTGACATGATGCAGGTCTATGATGACCTCGATAACTTCATTCAGCAGAACGACTATGATGTCCGGTGCTTTGGATATGACCCTTATAATGCCAAGGACTTTGTAGAACGCTGGTGTACAGAGAATGCGCCGTTTGGTGTAGAGAAGGTCATTCAGGGTGCAAAGACCGAGAGTGTACCGTTGGGTGAACTGAAGAAGCTGAGCGAACAGCGGAAATTACTCTTTGACGAAGCTCTTATGCAATTTGCCATGGGCAACTGCATTGCTCTGGAAGACACGAACGGTAACCGCAAGCTGCTGAAGCGTCGTTCTGACCAGAAGATTGACGCAGTTGCTGCTATGATGGACGCTTACATTGCATGGAAGTTGAACCGAGAGGCATTTGAGTGAATCAAACGACCTTTTGGTAGACTTCGCCATCACCGGTCATGTACAGTTTAGTTTCTTTCTTGGGGCTTTGGAGAGCATCGTCAGCAAGTTCCAGCAGAGGAAGTTCTGTCTTATTAGAAAGCTCGTCGATGGTCTTGAAGAGTTCGTTTTCGACCTCAGAGTATCCGCCTTTGGGAATGGACATACCAATGACCTTTACATCTTTATGCGCATCCTGAATGGTGGTACCGAATGCGCTCAGAGAACGGAGCATACGATTCTTGGAACTGGTGAGAACCTGCTTCATATCGTTGTGAATGTTTTCAAGATAGAGCTTGTTCCAGTTCTGGGAATAGTAGACCTCCATAACGCTGCTCATGACATAGAGCTGCATTGCAAGATCGAGCGTCTGCTTTGCCTGCAGAACAGCTGCACATTGCTCGGAAGGCTTACCGGATTTTTTGGAAGCAATCTTATCTTCCAGCTGGGTGGTATAAAACTCAATGTTCGATACTGCAGCAATTTTGGAATGCTGAAGGTTAGTCAGGGTGGCAGTACGCTGGGATTCACTGAGCATGATGGAAGAAAAGTTGGATGCAGCGTATTTAACAAATGTAAGTTCCGCAATCAGTTGAGAGCGTTTGTCATCGTTCAGAAATTTCAGTACATCGTCAATGCTCTTACGAATTTCAGAAAGTTCAGTGCTGATATGGGCAAGGAAATACTGGCCAGTTGCAAAAGATGCTACAGTGAAGATGTTCATGAGATTGACCATCTCTGTGCCTGCCTCAATAAGAGAAGCAGTACCAACAATGCGGCCATCTCCACCGACCATAACAGTGCTCAAGCCACCTTGTTTCAAGCGCATGAGAACGCCTTGTACACCTTCTGGGAATCGGAGCACATAGGTTTTAGACAAAGCATCGGCAGCGGCAACTGCAGGTGCAAGTTGGAGCAGAGAATTGAGCCGTACACAAGCCTCTTCCGGAAAAGAAAGCTTTTGGAACTGGGAAGTATCCTCAAAGTTGTAGGGGACTTCACAAGGTAAAATCTCGCAATTGAAATCTGCAGGACACAGCTGAGAATCAGACATAGTTTCAGACCTCCTCCACACAAAGGAAAACAAATATTCATGATACCTATTATATCATGGGGGGGGGTACGTTGGCAACAAAAATTAAGAAAAAGGAGGATGAAACTTGTACTATAATGACCAGATTTGGCACTGGGGTGTCAAAGGTATGAAATGGGGCGTTCGGCGCTACCAGAATGCTGATGGCAGTCTAACGGATGCGGGCAAACGTCGCTATTCAACCGATGCGGCTGCAAATGCCAAAAAGAAAAAAGATAACCGTCTGCCCGAAGAGAGTCTTAATGACCCGAATCGTTGGGTCAAAGAAGACCGAGAGCGGACGAAACGTGTAGTCGATTCTGGTAACCAGATGGCTGGTAACTTGAAAACGCTGAATGACAAGTCCATGCGGATTCAGGCGCGCAGAACACCTAAGATGGATCTGAGTAAGATGACCGATCAGGAGATGCGGGAACAAATCAATCGCGCCATGCTGGAAAAGCAGTACGACGATATGTTCAACCCGAAGAAGGTTTATTCCGGTCGGGAAGCCGTCGGCGATACTTTGGAGATTGCAGGAAGTGTTCTGGCCATTACGAGTTCGGCTCTCGGTATTGCATTGGCCATTAAGGAGCTGAAGGGGTGAGTAATTCAAAATGGAATTGTATCACCACGGCATCAAAGGCCAGAAGTGGGGCGTAAGGCGTTACCAGTATGCTGACGGCACGTATACCCCGGCAGGACGGAAGCGTTATGGTGTAAGTCAGAACGCAAGCCGAATGGAGCGCATGGCATCCACAATGGAGATGCGAGTAAAAGATTGCGTCAACACTGCTCGAACACAGGTGACGGGGCGGCAGTATGTTGACGGATATCTGAAGAAAGGCACAACGTTCTCGCGGATTCAGACTTCCAAAGAGTTTGAGAACTTTGCGTTCTACGCTACCTATAAGAAGGCTGACAGCGACAAGTACATGGGGCTTTTCGGAAAGAATCTGATGACGCGAGCCAACTATGATGCCAAACAGGCAGAAAAGCAGGCGAACGCTTCCGGCAGCGAAGCTGACTTAGCAACGGCCACTGCTTTACGCGATAAAGCCAACAGCATGAAGGTCTATCAGCTGAAACTGGAAACAGTCAAGAAGTTGAAGGTGCCTTCCGATGAGAACGCCAGTGATATTACGGCTGGGCTGCTGAAAGAGAAAGAGTTCAAGCGGAATCTTGAAGCATCCATTGCGGATTCCAAAGAGAAGATGCGCAGACCTACCCAGCAGGTACTTTTCAAACAGGCAGAGAACGCTTTGAAGAAAGACCCCACTACACTGACCGCATCCGAAAAAGTGGCCATCTATAAGGCTTTAAACCTTTCTCTGACAAATCATAACGCACAGGAAGTGGCGGCACAGAGCCGTTTCTATGCGGAGCTGAGTAAGAAAGGCTACAATGCGTTGCTGGATTATAACGACAAGGATTATTCCAGCTATCATGCAAAGCGCCCGATGATCGTGTTTGATACAGATTCTGTCCGCCTGCAATCGGTGACAGAGACCAATCCGAAGGTCGTGGACAAGCTGTATATGCGCTACAACGCCGAGCGAATTGCAAAAGAAGTGGGAGCAAACACAATCGGCTACGTTTCCAAGCTGGGCAACAAGACGGTTTCGGAGTGTTCTGCTTATATGGAACGTAAGATGAATGACTATTTGAGTTAGGAGGATAAATTATGTGGCAATGGAATGATGGAATCTGTGAGCTTTACCACTATGGTGTACTCGGTATGAAGTGGGGGCATCATAAAGCCAAGGTTTATACGGCAAAAGCAAATCGTGCACGTGCACGGGGTAACATGGGCGATGCACAGATGTATACGGCGAAAGCGCGAAAGGCTACGGCGAAGACAGAACGTCTGGGTGGTGGTAAGGCTGTAAGTCAGCGCGTGAAGAAGCAGTCTGCCGGAAAGACAGCAGCACAGATGGTGCTCTTTGGAAGTTATGGTGCGCTGAAATACAATCAGGCACGCGCCAAACACGCCAGCAGAGGTGAAGCTGCCGCAAAGGCAACGCTTTATTCTATTGGCAATAGCATGACCGGCGGCCTACTGGAATTTCACGAGGACATACAGTCACGCAAGCGCAAGTAAAGAAGCCATGGCAAGGTCACTGAGCAGAGAAATCTGCTTGGTGGTTTTTGGAGGAAAAATTCAAAATGGAGATAAACATTGGCTCCAGGCTGAAACACGCTTGGAACGCTTTTCTCAACCGGGACCCTCCCGGAAGCAGGTATTATGGGGGTGGCTACAGTTACCGCCCCGACAGGATGCGCTTTTCTCGCGGGAGTGAGCGCACCATCATCAATGCCATCTATAACCGCATCGCTCTGGACGCAGCGTCTATTACGATCAACCACGTAAAGCTCGATGAAAATAATCGGTTTGATTCGATTATTGATTCGGGCCTTAATTATTGCCTGAATACTGAGGCCAATGCTGACCAGACCGGTCGAGGGCTGATTCAGGATATCGTGATGACCTTTTTGGAAGAGGGCGTTGCAGCAGTTGTGCCAGAGAAAACGAACTTTGACCCGCGCTATAGCAACAGCTATGAAATCTACTCCATGCGCGTTGGCGTACCTGTGGAGTGGTACCCGAATCATGTGCGTGTGCGATTGTTCAATGAGCTGACCGGGCAGAAGGAGGAAATCACTTTCCCGAAGAAGATGGTGGCTCTGATTGAAAATCCGTTTTACGCAGTCATGAATGCCCCGAACTCTACTATGCAGCAGTTGGTGCGAAAACTGGCCTTGCTGGATGTGGTGGATGAGCAGGCTGGCAGCGGAAAGCTGGACATGATCATTCAGCTGCCCTATGTCATCAAGAGTCCGGCGCGAAGGGAACAGGCTGAACAGCGCAGGGCTGACATCGAACAGCAGCTTTCCGGCTCCAAGTACGGTATTGCCTATACGGACGGCACTGAGCGAATCGTGCAGTTGAATCGCAGTCTCGAAAACAACATTCTGAAATCCATCGAATACCTGACGAACATGGTATACAGTCAATTGGGTGTGACACAGGAGATCCTGAATGGTACTGCGGACGAGAAAACGATGAACAACTACATGAATCGCATCATTGAGCCAGTCATAGCGGCAATTGCAGACGAGTTCAAGCGGAAGTTCCTGACAAAGACTGCCCGGACGCAGGGTCAGAGCATCATGTTCTTCCGTGATCCGTTCCGTCTGGCACCGGTGAGCATGATTGCAGAGATGGCAGATAAGTTCACCCGCAACGAGATCATGACCCCGAACGAGTTCCGGCAGATGATTGGCATGAAGCCCTCGAAGGACCCGAAGTCCGACCAGCTTGCAAACCGTAATATTGCCTCGGCTGACAAGAAGATGCCCATGTAGGGCGAAGAAACTTATGCTGACGAGTAGGGTTACGACTATGCAGATCAGCAGGAAGGAGTGTGAAAAATTCAAAATGGCAATCAATTTCGATTATGACTTTTCCGGTTGGGCGACCAAAGCCAATGTGAAGTGCTTTGATGGCCTGACTATTGCGCCGAATGCGTTCAAGGACTGTGACGGAAAGGTGGTTCCGGTGGTATGGAACCATGACCATAGCGCACCCGAAAGTGTTCTGGGACATGCACTGCTGCAGAACCGTAAGGAAGGCGTGTACGCTTATGTCAAGCTGAACGACACATCCAGTGGTCAGACTGCCAAGGCCTGCGTGGATAACGGTGACATTGACGCCATGTCCATCTACGCAAACGGCATTCAGAAAGCAGGCCGAACCGTGATGCACGGTATGATCAAGGAACTGAGCTTGGTAATTGCTGGATGCAACCCCGGTGCTCTGATCGATGAAGTCGTGAAGCACAGCGCAGATGGCTCCGAAACAGACAGTTCCGAAGCCTATATTTACACCGATTCTGGTCTGAGCCTGAAGCATGGGCTGGACCCGGACGATAACCCGCTGGAGGACGAAACATTGCAGCATTCGGATGATTCCAGCGAAACCGACAAGGACAAGAAAGGAGAAAGCAAAATGGCTGATGCCAACGAGAAGACCGTCAAGGAGGTATTTGATACCCTGACGGAGGAACAGAAGAACGTGGTTTATGCTATCATCGGCTCTGCTCTGGATGAAGGCAAGGGCGGTGAGAGCAACGACAAGGGTGATGGTGAGGAGGACAATACTATGCACCACTGCTTTGAGAACGACAACGGCGGCACTGTGCTGAAGCACAGTCTGGATGACATCAACGGCATTATCGCAACTGCCAGCAAGCACGGCACTCTGCGCGATGCTTTCCTGGATGCAGGCATTACCAGCGATGAGCTGGCCCACAGCATCGAGAACATGGACTACCTGTTCCCGGATGACCACAATCTGGATACGGTACCCCGCATCGTGGACCGCGACCAGACCTGGGTTGACAAGGTTATGAATGGTGTCCATCATGTGCCGTTTGCCCGCGTCAAGGTCATGTTTGCTGACCTGACCGAGGATGAGGCTCGTGCCAAGGGTTACCTCAAGGGCAACTACAAGAAGGAGCAGGTGTTCAAGCTGCTGAAGCGTTCCACCACTCCGACCACCGTTTACAAGAAGCAGCGCTTCGACCGTGATGACATCGTTGATATGTCCACCATGGATGTGGTCGGCTTTGTCAAGAAGGAGCAGCGCGGCAAGCTGAACGAGGAGCTTGGCATGGCATTCCTGATCGGTGATGGCCGTGATGATGCCAGCGATGACAAGATCAACGAGCTGAACATCCGTCCCATCTTCAACGATGATGATTTCTACACCATCAAGGTCGTGGTTCAGCCCGGTACCAATGCAAACGAGGATGCCAAGGCCAAGGCAACCATCAAGTCCATCATCAAGGCCCGTAAGGAGTACAAAGGCTCCGGCTCTCCGACCTTCTACACCACCGATGATGTGCTGACTGACATGCTGCTGCTGGAGGACGGCATCGGCCATCAGCTGTACGCTGACGAGGCTGCTCTGGCCCGGAAGCTGCGCGTGAAGGAGATCGTTACTGTTCCTCGCATGGAAGGCCGCAAGGGTGCCAAGGGCGGCGACCTGCTGGGCATCGTGGTCAATCTGGCCGACTATACCGTGGGTGCCGACAAGGGCGGCGAGGTCAACATGTTCGATGACTTCAACATCGACTACAACCAGCTGATCTACCTGATCGAGACTCGCTGTTCCGGTGCAATGACCACTCCGTATGGCGCAATGGCCATCGAGATGGATGCCGCCAACTCTTCCAAGGGCTGATAAGGAGGAAAAAAGATATGCTGAACAAGCTCTATGAGCAGGGTAATGACCTGCATGTTGCAAACTACATGGCTTACGGCAAGACCGCAGACCACAAGTTGTACGCAGATGCGGCTTTCAAGAAGACCGTGACCGAGGCTGAAATCAAGGATGCGTTCCAGAAGGGCCGTCTGATCATCATCGAGGGCGCAAACTACCTGCTGCCCGTTGCCTTTGGCACTACCGGTGTTGTGACCGTGACCGCAGGCGAGACTGTGAAGACCCAGGCGTGGGCGGCTTCTGCAACTGCCTGATTTCTTTTACAAATTAAGTTAGAGAAATCTAACTTCAAAACGGAGTGAAATGCTATGAGCAAATGGTTTGGAAAAATCGGTCTGGTGCAGACAGTTGAAACGGAGCCGAGCATCTTTGAAGAAAAAGTGACCGAGCATGATTGCTATGGCGAGCTTTTAAAGAATACCCGGCGTGTCCAGACTGCCGACAAAGTAAATGACGACCTAACCATCGCAAATACTTTGAGCATTTTGGCCGACCCAACGTTGTACAAGCACTTTGACTCCATCAAATATGCAGAGATTATGGGTGCTAGATGGAAAGTGACAGAAGTGCAGATCGACTATCCGCGGCTGACACTTACCCTGGGAGGACTGTACAATGGCGGAACCCCGGCAGAAACTTGACGCTATTTTGCGCCAAATCGTAAAAGATGCGTGCGGTAAAGAGAATGTGTACTACCAACCCCCGGCAAATCTGCGAATGAGTTACCCATGTATCTGCTATGAACAATCCAAAATACAGAATGCCGCTGCCGATAACAGAGTTTATTTGCAGCGGATTTTTTATCAGCTGACAGTGATCGATTCACGACCGGATTCCAAAATTACGAAAGCACTTATGCAAATGGTTAAGTGCCGCTACGACCGGCCGTACAAGGCTGATAATCTGTACCACGACGTTATAACGATCTATTTCTGAAAAGGAGGAAACTCGAATGGCAAAAATCGAATGGGATAAGACCGGCGAGCGCAAGTACCAGCTGGGTGTTAGCAATGTTGCCCTGTATAAGCAGGATAAGGGTGCTTACCCCAAAGGTGTGGCTTGGAACGGCATTACCGCAATCAAGGAGAGCCCGGATGGCGCTGATGCTACCGACCTGTGGGCCGATAACATCAAGTACGGCAGCATCCGTGCAGGCGAGAAGTACAACTTCACCCCGGAGGCCTACTTCTATCCGTCTGAGTTTGGCGAGTGCGATGGCAGCGCAGAAGTTGCCCCTGGCGTGACCATCAGCCAGCAGAAGCGTAAGCCCTTTGGCCTGACCTGGCAGACTCTCATCGGCAGCGACGAGGACGATGAACTGGGCTTTACTCTGCATCTGGTGTGGGGCGCAACTGCATCTCCCTCCGAGCGCAGCCATGAGACCTACAACGACAGCCCGGATGCTGAGACCTTCAGCTGGGACTGCGATACCACTCCTGTCAAGGTGACCGGCTATAAGCCCACCGCTCATATGGAGCTGGACAGCACCAAGGTACCTCAGGCCAAGATGGAGAAGCTGCTGAACATTCTGTACGGCACTGCCAACACCACCCCGTATCTGCCGCTGCCGGATGAGGTTATCAAGCTGATGACCACCTGATCCATTCAAAATGGAATCGACTTTGTAAAGGAGAAAGAAAAATGATTACCGAAACCCTGACCTATGTGGACTTTGGCGGTACCGAGCGTACCGAGGACTTCTACTTCAATCTGACTGAGGCGGAAGTGCTGAACCTGTCGCTTTCCAAGGAGGGCGGCATGGAGGCGTACATCAAGAAGATCGTGAACGCCAAGAGCCAGCTGGAGCTGGTTAAGCTGTTCCAGGATGTTCTGCGCGTTTCCTACGGCAAGAAGAGCGAGGACGGCCGTCGCTTTGAGAAGAGCCCGGAGATCTTTGCGGATTTCGAGGCTACTCAGGCCTATAGCGATTTCTATATGTCGCTTGTCACCAATACGGAGAAGGCAATTGCCTTTATCAATGGTCTGTGCGATACCAAGCCTACGAAGGCTGAACCCGCACCTCAGATCGCAGGCAATGCGCCTATCGCACTGCCTAACGGCTAACATTTAACAGCACAGGGAGGCAGGCAGAATGCTGAAAATCACAATTCCTAAACAGGAATATTGGGATGCACGAACGCAGGAATTTGTGCAGCTGAACGCTGTAACGCTCCGGTTAGAGCATTCGCTTGTCTCCCTGTCTAAATGGGAAATGAAGTGGCATGTTCCTTTTTTCGGTAACGATTCACTGACAAGGGAACAGATGGTCGATTATGTTCGGTGCATGACGGTTACGCAAGGTGTTGAGCCGAGCGTGTATCTTCGACTGACAGAATCGAACATGGCAGCCATTTACAAATATATGGACGAACCGATGACGGCTACCTGGTTTCCGGGTGAGCCAAAACCGTGCGAGCCCAGAATACCGCAGAAGAGTAAGCCTCGCCCTAAGATTAAGGTGAAAGTAAAAGCCTTAACAAGCGAGGCAATTTATGCGCGTATGTTTGCCGCCCACATTCCCTTGGAATGCGAAAAGTGGCATCTTAACCGTCTATTCACGTTGATTCGAGTTTGCAACGAGGAACGGAAGCCGCCTAAGAAGATGAGCAAAAGCGAGGCTCTTAGCAGACAGCGTGCATTGAATGAAAAACGCCTGAAGGAATTTGGTACGAGGGGATAAACGATGCCAAAAGTGGTGATGTTTCGACAAAAAGGCGATTTCAGGCGAACGAGCGATTTTTTGAAACGAGCCAACAGACTGAATTTGGATGCAATCCTGAATCAGTATGGTCAGGAAGGTGTGGAAGCATTGCGTGCGGCAACGCCGAAGGACACCGGAACAACTGCAAACAGCTGGAGTTATACCGTTCATAAGGGGACGGGCTCTATCACTGTAACATGGTCGAACTCGAACATTGTGGACGGTGTGCCCATTGCGGTAATTCTGCAATACGGACATGGCACTCGAAATGGCGGGTATGTGCAGGGAACAGACTATATCAATCCGGCGATGAAGCCGATTTTCGATAAAATCGCTCAGCGAGCATGGGAGGAGGTAAAGAGAGAATGAGCAGGGAAGTCGATGAGCGTGTTGTTCAAATGCAATTTGACAATGCGCAATTCGAGAGAGGCACCCGACAGACCATGAGCACCTTAGAAAAGATGAAGCAATCACTTCAGTTCAAAGGCGTAGAAAAAGGGTTTGAGCGCATTAGCTCTGCCTCCCAAAAGGTCGATTTTTCGGAAATGACCAAAGCGCTGGAATCTATCGAGAGCAAGTTTTCGGCTGTTAATGTGATTGCCGTTACGGCACTGACCAGCATTACCAACAAAGCCATTGCTACCGGAGAACGACTTGTAAAGGCTCTGTCGCTTGACCCCATTATTAGTGGCTTTCAGGAATACGAAACCCAGATCAATGCAGTTCAGACGATTCTGGCGAACACGTCGAGTAAAGGTACTACGTTGGATCAGGTCAATGCTGCGTTGGACGAACTGAACCACTACGCTGACTTGACGATCTACAATTTTACGGAAATGACCCGTAATATTGGTACATTTACAGCAGCAGGTGTTGATCTGGATACATCTGTTGCAGCCATCAAGGGTATTGCAAACCTTGCAGCTGTATCCGGTTCGACCAGCCAACAGGCTAGTACCGCCATGTACCAGCTTTCTCAGGCACTGGCTTCTGGTACTGTGAAGTTGCAGGACTGGAACTCTGTGGTCAACGCAGGCATGGGTGGCCAGGTATTCCAAGACGCGCTGAAAGAAACTGCTCGTGTGCATGGTGTCGCCATTGACAGCATGATCGCAAAAGAAGGTTCCTTCCGTGAAACCTTGTCCAAGGGATGGCTGACTTCTTCTATTCTGACCGAGACGCTTCAGAAATTCACCGGCGATCTCAATGAGGAAACCTTGAAATCCATCGGCTATACCGATGAGCAAATCAAGAAAATCATGGAGATGGGCAAGACTGCAAACGATGCTGCAACGAAGGTTAAAACTTTCAGTCAGCTGAAAGATACCTTGGCAGAGGCATTGCAGTCCGGCTGGACCCAGACTTGGCAGACTGTTATCGGTGACTTTGAAGAGGCAAAGGAGCTTTTTACAAAGTTCAGTGATGTGTTTTCAGACCTGATCAACAAGTCGTCCGAAGCCCGTAATACGGTGCTGGAGGGTGGCCTAAACAGTGGCTGGCAGCAGTTGCGCACCGCACTGGGCGACAGTGCTGACTTTTATAGTCAGATGCTGGAAAAGGTCATGCTTGCAAACGGTTCCATCAGCCAAAAACAGATCGATGATGCCGGTAGTTTTGCCAAGGCTTTGCAGCAGGGTGGTGTTTCTGCGGAGCAGCTTCAAAATGGATTGGATGAATCGACCCAGCAGTTGCAGGCATTGAGTAAACTGAGCGACAAGGAGCTCATGGCAAAGGGGCTTGACCCGACGCAGGTTAAAGCTCTGGCAAAAAGTTTTGAAGAGGTTAATCAGAAAATCGCCGACGGTAGTTTGAATCTGGATACATATTCAAAAAAGATTGGTGAACTCTCTGGCCGAGAGCATTTGATTCAGTCTATTTGGAACATTTTTGAGGCTATCGAAAAAGTTGTTCAACCTGTGATGAAGGCATGGCAGAAGATGTTTTCTCCTGTCAACGCTGAACAGATTTACAGCATTGCTGAAGCAATTGACAGCTTTACTGCAAAGCTCAGCATCAGTGATGAAACTGCAGATAAAATCGAGCGAACGTTTAGTGGCGTTTTTGCAGTGCTGAATGTTGGAAGAAATGCATTTTTAGCCATTGGCAAGGTTCTTGGAGAAGTATTCAATGCTGCATCTCCACTTGCTGGCGGCTTTTTAAGCATTACAGCAGCACTGGGCGATTGCTTGGTCAAAATGGCCGATGCAGTCAACAATTCTACCGTATTTAAGACCGTTCTCGATGGTATCCACTGGATTATTGGGAAAGTGTCCGAAGGAATGCAGGCCTTTGCAGGGGTATTGACCAATGTGTCGAATAACGTCTCTGTCGTGTTCGACCCGTTAAAGACCCTTGGCGAGTGGTTTACTTCCTTCATCAACTTTATTGCACCAGGGCTTTATGCATTTGGCTCTTCGGCGGACAAAATCTTTAAGGGGTTTGGTGCAAGCGCAAAGGAAGCCTTTAACAGTCTTGACACCGAGAAACTTGCAAATATTATCAACAGCGGCTTAGTTGCTGGCATTTTTGCAGGTGTCAAGGGATTTCTGAATAGTGCCAAAGAGCTGGCTTCCAGTGCAGGTGATGCTATTGGAAGCATTAAAGATGTGCTTAACTCCCTTGGTGAGGCAATTGATGCATGGAAGCAGTCCAAGAAAGCCGAAACGATGATGACAATTGCAAAGGCTGTTGCCATTATGGCGGCATCTTTGACAGTGCTATCCATGATCAAGCCGGAGCGACTAGCTGGCGGGATTGGTGCACTTACTGCAACAATTGGCGAACTTGTCGGTGCATTTTTGCTGCTCGATAAATTTGGCGGAAAAACGAAAAGCGCTAAGCTTGGTGCAATGTCGGTGACGATGGTTGCCATGGCATCAAGTGCCCTCATTCTGGCAGGTGCTGCTGCAAAACTGGCATCTATCGACAGCGGAAAACTGGTTTCGAGCATCGTTGCCCTTGGCTCTATCGTGGGTGGGCTGACTGCTGTTTCGGTCGTGCTCTCCAAAACTGGTGGTAAGTTCATGAAGGGTGCTACCGGCATGATTGCCTTTGCGACAGCTATTCGGATCATGGCGAGCGCTGTAAACGCCATGAGCGGACTTAGCTGGGAAGAACTGGCACATGGACTGGTTGGAATCGGCGTCCTTTGTGTTGAACTGGGTGCTTTTCTGGCAGTATCCAAGTTTGACAAGCTCGGCGTTCTGAAGGGGACCGGGCTTATTCTGCTGGCATCGGCTCTGAATATTCTTCAGTCTGCAGTTGCAAAGTTTGGCAGCATGAATTTGAACGAGATTCAAAATGGATTGATTGCAGTCGGCACTGCGCTGGCTGAGTTTGCGGCATTTGGGATTGTTGCAGGTTTTTCAAAGAAAATGCTTGCCAGCTCGGCTTCCGTGCTCATTCTTTCCAGTAGCATGGTCGTTCTCAGTAGAGCTATGAAATCCATTTCCGGGTTGGACGGAGAGAGCATAAAAAAGAGCCTCATTGCAATTGGCGGCGCTCTTGCAGAATTTGTCCTTGCTTTGAATTTGACCAAGGGCACCCTCGGTTCAGCGGCTTCGCTGACTACCATGACCGTGGCAATCAACCTTCTGGTTCCGGCTCTGACAGGACTTGGTAACCTGAGCCTTGCACAAATCGGAACGGGACTGCTGGCAATCGCTGGTGCATTCGGTGTGGTTGGAGCTGCGGCGTTCATTCTTGCCCCGTTGACACCAGTCATTATGGCACTATCTCTTGCGATGAGTGCGCTGGCTATTAGTCTTGGTGCACTTATGGCGTTGGCGTCTGTGTCTCAGTTCTTTGGGAATCTGGCGTCAAGTTTGAGCCTTTTGAATAGTCTGAACTTCCAGGTATTTCTGAATGGAATCAAGGCTGTGGCATGGCTGCTGGTTGAATTTGTAGCTGGTATTTTTAAAGGACTGGCTACGATTGCCGGGACCATTGTAACTTCTATTGCGGCTATTATTACGGCAGTTTGCGATGGCATTTCACAGGCGGCACCAAGTATTGGTAATGCGCTGGCTCAGCTTATCGTGACTGTTTGTAACGTTATCGTGCAGTGCAGTGAGCCCATTGGACAGGCTTTGTTCACGCTGGGTACTGTGGCGATTCAGACCATCATCGACTTGATTGCATGGGCCTGGGATGGCGGTGGCGGCGAAGGAGGCGGCATTAAGGGTGCTCTAAGCAGTTTGTGGGCGAATATTACGAGCTTTATTGGCGAGAAATTCAACCCTGCAAATTGGTTCAAGGAAGGCAGCTTGCTAGATGGGCTATTCGGAGCAGCCAACAAAGCAGCAGACGAACGTGATGCTACCGAGTATGGCAAATCTGTTGGTGATAAACTGGCAGAAGGCATGAATAACAGCCAGAAGAATGTTAGGGAAAGTAGCGTCAATCTGGCCAAAACGGTAGAGGATGCTACCAGAGAAACAGCTGGCATCAATTCTCCTAGCACCATGATGGAGGAAAACGGCTACTGGCTGGATATGGGCCTGGCACAGGGGATGGAAGGTTCTGCTGGTATGGCTGCTATTACGGCAGCGTGCGGCAATATTTCTTCCACCATCAATAGCCAGTTCAGAGACTATTGGGGTATCCATAGCCCGAGCACCGTTTCACAGGGAGACGCCAGCAATATTCTGGCAGGCATGTGTATTGGCTTTAGCCAGACAGATGGGTTGCAGAACAGTCTCTTGGCATTGAATGGCGGCATCCGTTCGACCCTTCTTAGTGGCATGGATACAACCAAGACTGATGTTACGAATAAAGCTACCAATATTGTTGGTGCCCTGAGCGGCGTGTTTGGTGGAACGACTACAACAGCCGAGGATATTCTGAAGACGTTGGGCGGCTCCGGTTCTACGACCACAAAACCCACTACGACGGGCCACACCAGCCCGACAAAGAAAACCGGAAAAACTCTGGCGGAGCAGATTGCTGAGAACTATTCCAAGAAGCTGAAAGCCAACAAATATTTGTTGGAAGCGGCCGATAAGGAATACTCTCTGTGGGAAGCCCGCGAGGGTGATATTGCAACTAATGAGCAAATTACCCAGAAAAGAAGTGAGTATATCGGCACAAAGATTACTCGGCAAACCAGTCGTGTGAAAATTGCGCAGGAGCAATATGACGAACTTCTCAAGAGAGTGGGCAAGAACAATGATAAGACCCGCGAAGCCTACAACACCCTGATGGACGAGCAGGCTACGCTGGAAAACCTGCAGAAAAGCCAATACGAAGATACATATTCCGATTTGTTTGACCGGTACGATGACGAAAGCAGCGCTGCTGAAAACGAGTACAGCTTCTGGAGCAGCAAGTACGAAAAGACAGCAACTGCTGCAGAAAAGTCGAACAAACAAATCGAACTCATCAACAAGAAAATCGGGATTCAGGCTAAAGCACTGACTACGGCAGAAGAAGAATACACGAAAACCAAGGATGCGTTCGGTGAGGAGAGCCGTAAGACCCAAGAGGCATATGCGCGGTATTTGAAAGAGCAAATCGAGTATCAGCAGTTGGTGAACAGCCTTAACAATGCTGAGCTTGACAGGTTCGATAAACAAAATGAGCGCTATGCTTTGGAGATGAAGACGTATTCCAACCAGCAGAGCATTCTTCTGAAGCTGTTTGAAGATGGTGATTATGGTGTTGTGACCTCTACCATCAACATGGGTGCTGCTCTGCGAAATATGTCCTACCAGCTGAAGCGCACCACGAATGCTTACGACAAGTATAACGAGTATGTACAGGCCGGAACGCAGAATACGGATGATGGACTGGCAGCTCTCCATGAACTGCAGGACGAGCGTTATAGCTTTATTGGGTATGCAGAAGCTTTTGCTGATGCGCTTAATATGAGTGATGATGCAAAGAAGGTTACCATGCAGCTTGGCATTGCCATTGCTGATAACTGGAAGTCCATCTCGAACGGATTCAATAAAGCATGGGGCAAAGTGCAGGAGTCGTATCCGGCAATTGCGCAGAAGCTCTCAAATTTCATTGGTTTGTATATGCGCGACGGTGCTGCGGAGACCATTACCGCTTCGATGTCTGCTGTTGTAGCAGCCATGAATGGCGATTATGGTACAGCCATCAGTTCGACCATCAGTGCATTACTGAATTTCCTCGGGTCTGACTTTGGAAAGACTCTGATGGATACGGTTAAGAACGGCTTTACGACATACATGCCGAAAATTGCATCTTTCATTGGTAAACTCTTTGAGGATGGCGGTTTACTGGCAGGTATCGGTAAGGTTGTTATGGGGCTGTTTGGAGAAGGCGGTGCATTGGCAGGCGTTGGAGAAGCCGTTATGGGTGTTCTGACAACCATTGCAGGTGTTATTGGTATAACGGTACCAGAACTCGGACTAATTATGTTGGCGATTGCTGCTATTGGTGTGGCTGGTTTTGCACTTATCAAAAACTGGGATAAGGTAAAAGAGTGGTTTGCCAATTTTGGCGAATGGATCTCGAATCTGTTCCAGAATATTGCTGAGGGCATCGGAAACTTTGTGTCCAACTTGGTGGAAGGCATCGGCAATGTATTTAAGAAAATCTGGGAAGTCGGCAAGAACATCGGTCAGGGTCTTTGGAATGGTGTGACCAGTGTAGCCTCTGGCATCTGGAATGGCATCAAAGGCTTGGGTAGTTGGATCGTGAATGGCTTTAAGAGCATTTTCGGTATCCATTCTCCCTCGACTGTTATGGCTGAGCTGGGCGCTTACATGGGACAGGGCTTTGCAAATGGCATCACCAGTACCGAGGATGGTGTGAATCGTTCCATGGATGATATGACCAGCTCTGCACTTGACATTGCCACGAATGCGGCCCAGATGCTCTATGATGTTGCAACCGGACAGGAGACTGCTGAACCGATTTTTACGCCGGTGCTGAATCTTTCTGACTATGCATCTCCGACCAGCTGGGCAGCTACACAGGCATATACGCCTTCTGCTGAAACAGCGGAACGTGTGTATCGCAGTAATGAACTTGCACAGAGAATTGGTGGAAATCAAAATGGAGTCCTTACGAAGTTCCAGTCGGACAATAGCGATGTGGTAAACGCAATTAGCCAGCTGGGCAATCGCGTGGACCGAATGGCAGAATCAATCAGTAAAATGAAACTTGTGCTTGACAGTGGAAAGACTGTTGGTGAACTGGCACCGAAAATCGATTCTAACATGGGTGGAAGAAATATTCTGGCAGAAAGAGGGGTGATTTGATTGGAACGCGAGTATTCTGTGAATTTTGGTCAGTACAACACGTGGTCCGATTGGCACCTCACGCCTGCAGAACGCCCCATCGTTGTGCCTCCGACCGAAAAAACGCATAATATCGACTTGCCGGGTGGCAGTGGTGTAATTGATGCAGCACAAGCATTGACGGGCTACCCGGTATTTAACATGCGAGAAGGAAGCTGGGATTTTTATGTAGAAAATGACATCGAACCCTTTATGACGATCTACAGCAAGGTGATGGCCGCACTTCAGGGCAAACGACTTCGTGTTAGTTTGGAAGAAGATGCGGCCTATTTTTATGAAGGCCGATGCTGGGTGGACAATCCCAAACAAAGCAACGGTCACACCATACTCACCATAAACTACAGCTTCAACCCGTATAAGCACAAGTTTGCAGACATTGGGAAAGTTGTGAAAATTGCCGTTAATGGCAGCGCTACTATTTTCTCTGGTTCGGTCAGCAATTATACGGGCGAGCCGATTTGTCCGAAATTGGGCATCGAATTGTCTTCTGGGGATACTATGTCCATCGAGTTCACAACATCTAGCAGACGGTATACAACATCGCTTGCAAAAGGCACATGGGTTGATCCCATTATCATGCTGATACCGGGGGAAACGACGTCTATTGTTGCGAAAGGCTATGGGACAGTGAGCTTACAGGCGATTGGAGGATGGTTATAGTATGTTTAGCGTATACGCTGACGACAAACTGTTCTATTCGCCACGACTGTTGGATGAGAGATATGCCATTACAGAACCGCAGGCAACGCTTGAACTGAATAAAGCAGGCAGCTTTACGTTTAATTTGCCATTCATCAATCCGATGTACTCCAGTTTGAAAAAACTGAAGACGATCATTACGATTCGAGAAGATGACGAGGTGCTCTGGAAAGGTCGTGTATTAAACGACGCGAAAGACTTTTACAACACCAAGGCAGTTACTTGTGAAGGTGAACTGGCTTTTCTGAACGATATTCAATATGAACCACATGATTATTCCAAAAAAGGAATCAAAATGGGGGAGTATTTCAAGAAGCTTATTGAGCACTATGCTTCTGAATGTTCGGAAGAGCGAATGATCAAACTCGGCAATGTACGAGGAGCCTTTACAGATGTGCTTATCTATCCCAAAACAACGGACTACACGAACGTTTGGAATCTTATTTCCGGCAATCTTATTGGTGCATCGACCGGTAAAGTTGGTAAGGACGAGGTAGACCTGAGTGATTACGATAGATATTTGTACATCCGAAGGGAAAAAGGCGTATCTTACATTGATTTTGTGGACGACATTGGAAAAGCATCTAGCCAGATTATCGAATTTGGCAAAAATCTTCTGGATTTGAGTGAGTATGTGGATGCTTCCAATGTTTACACACAGATCATTCCGCTTGGCAAAGCTGACAGCAAAGGAAACCGTATTGATATCAAACTTGTAAATGGCGGAAAAAACTATTTGCAGTCTGATAGTGCCATTGCACTCTTTGGTAAAATCCAAAAATCAGTTATCTGGGAAGATGTAACCAATCGAAACACTTTGAAAGCAAACGGGCAACGAATGCTGAATAAGGCTGTTGAGATGGCAATTAAAATTACGATTCGCGCATTCGACCTGCATCGAATCAATGTCAATACTGACAAAATTGATTTTGGTGACAAAGTTCATGTTGTAAGTCTGCCGCATGAAATCAGTTCGGACTTTCTTTGTTCCAAGATTGTATTCGCACTCGATAATCTTGAAAATACAGAGTATACGTTCGGATTGGATTTTGAAACCATGTCCGGTAGCTTTGCATCCTACAAGCGTACCTACCAGTATAAAATGGAAAGCGCACTGGAGATCGGTAATCAGAATACGCAGGGCCTTCTCGATGCGATGACCCGTATGGACTCTTTGCAAACACAAGTAGATAGCAGCATCTGCTCATGGTTTTATCCCGGTGTTCCTACAGCAGAAAACTATCCAGCTGTTGAGTGGACAACGCCTGAAGCAAAACATGCTCACATCGGTGACCTGTACTATGACAAGTCAACGGGTATTGGATACCGCTGGACAGAGAATAGTGGGGGTTACTATTGGGATGTTATCGAAGACAAGCAAGTTCAGCAGGCTTTGCAGAATGCCTCACGGGCACAGTCTACTGCGGATGGAAAAGTGCGTTGCTTCAGCGCCCAGCCGTACCCTCCATATGAGGTTGGTGACCTTTGGGTACAAGGTGGTAGTGGTGATATTTTGTGCTGTCAGCACGATCGTGAAAGCGGCAGTTATGTGGCAAGTGATTGGGTGAGAGCATCGAAGTACACCGACGACACCAAAGCCATTGAAGCCGGAAAAACAGCAACAGATTACATCAAAGATGGCGCAGGTGGAATTCAGGTTGGTCCCAATGGAAGCAGCAATGTAACCATGACTGATGAGGGGCTGGTTTTTAATGGCATCCGTAATCTGATTCCTCTTTGGGAAAATGCTGATCCTACATCCGGTATGGCAGGAGGAACAGTTATCTGTTCAGATGGGCGTCTGGCATCTTACGCAGCAATTGCAATTGGTTGTCAGGAATATTACACAAGCCCATTTGATAGCGCTTCGACAGAAGGCGGCCTGATCCAGTACACAATCGTAGTGCTGAATGGAAAGGAAGCACGTTGTTCTTATGCGTGGGATAAACCTCGTGCACGTAAGGTAACTGCCAGCAAAAACGGAATCACCTTTGGACCGGGCGGCTACTACGACACCAAAAAACTGGACAAGTGGATATGGCCGTGGACTGATGTGACATACGGCGCAAAGTTCGATGCTCACAATCAGTGCTGCGTGCCAGTTGTTGTTTACGGATTTCTTTGAGGAGGTGGTGCTATGTATGTTACTACGTATAAAGCGGACGGGACGATTACCAGTATTGGAAAGGTGAACGATTCTTTCCCTGTAGACCGTGAGCACCCGCCTGATGGCTTGCTGTACACGGATGAGATACCGGATGGCCGGGGCATCATCCTGCAGTATAGAATTCAAAATGGAGAATTTGTTTATTCTCCGCAACCAATCACAACCGAAGATAAGACCGAAGAAGAGGAGGTAACTTATCAATGACTGAATTGAATCTGATCCTTTCTAAGAATGGTCAGGCACAGCTGGCAGATGGCAGCAGCACCCTGAACATGGGCTATGAGGGCAACAAGAGCGTTTATGCTCTGCGTATCTCGCCCCGTGATGAATGGGCAAACCTGACCATCAGCGCCTACTGGCACACCCCGAACAAGGAGATCACGCCTCCGGCAACCCTGTTCGCAAACAACGTGGCAAACGTCCCGGCTATCGTGACTGCAATCTCTGGTGAGGGCAAGGTGACCTTCCAGGGTATTCGCGATGGCGTAATCGTCACCAGCGCAGACGTGCCCTACACCGTTGGCGAGAACAGCGGTACCGAAATGGCAGACCTTCCTGATACTGGCAGCACTACATGGGAGCAGCTGATTGCTGCAACGCAGGCAAGCGCAGATGCAGCACGCAAGGCTCAGGCAGCAACCGAAAAGGCGGCTACTGGTCTGGAGGCTGTTCTGACCGCTTCTGCTGCAGCACACAACGGCATCTTCCGTGGTAAGAACCTGGGTTCTGCGCCCACGGAGGCACAGCTGGCAGCCATCAAGGCGGGTACCTTTGACGACCTCTACGTGGGTGACTACTGGTCCAACGGCGGCGTGAATTATCGTATCGCCGCTTTTGACTACTACCTGCAGTGCGGCGATACCAGCTTCAGAAGCCATCATGCAGTCATCGTGCCGGATACCCAGCTGTATACCCACAAGATGAACGCAACCAATACGACTGAGGGCGGCTATGTCAACAGCCTGATGCGTCTGGAAGGTCTGGCACAGGCCAAGGAGAAGGCGGTTGCAGTGTTTGGTGCAGACCATGTGCTGACCCATCGTGTCTACCTGACCAATGCTGTGACCAACGGTAAGCCTTCTGGCGGCGCATGGTTCGATAGTGATGTGGAGCTGATGAACGAGAACATGGTCTACGGCAGTCACATCTTTGCCCCTGGCTGCGACGGCAGCACGATTCCCACGAACTATACTGTGGAGAAGAGCCAGCTGCCTCTGTTCCAGCTTGCACCGCATCTGATCTCGAACCGCCAGTGGTTCTGGCTGCGAGATGTAGTTTCGTCTGCGTGCTTCGCGCTTGTGGACGGCATCGGTTTTGCGAACTTCGGCGGCGCTTCGTGTGGGAGTGGCGTTCGTCCCACTTTCGTCATCGGCTGATCAACCATCAGGCGGCCTTGTGCCGCCGTTATTTTTTGTTTGAAAGAAGGATTTTTGCGTGTCTAATATTCCTAAAAGTAGGAGAAAAGCGACCACATTGGATGCTTTGGCACTGGCCCAGAATATTCGCTCTGAAATTACAACGGAGTTGATGCTGACTTTTGGGTACAGCGAAAAACGGCTGGAACAGCACATCCGTAAAGTCACAGATTATATTCAGGACGATGCGCTGCGGGAACGAGCTGCAGCTCAACTTCGGGAGACTAATCAGGACTTTAGTATGTGGTTTATTGAGAAAGAGCGGGACGAGGTTCTGAGGCTTTCTCGTGGAATATCGGCACACCTTCGGGCCGCTAACACGATCAGTCCTGTCAATATGAGTGAGTTTGAGGAGCGCAGACTGCAACTGGACAAAGCGCTGGAATGTTGCAATGTGCTCCAGGACGAACTGAACTATATTGCAAAAGTTCTGCCTGCTGACAAAAACAAATACACGCGCATTGTATTGAAGCTTGAGAAAGACTTCAACCTCATTAAAAAATTGCGGCAATCTGATAACGGGCGTTTCCTACCGCACATTCAGGCAGCCGCAAAGTCCGAATAACAACAATTGGGTAGCCTTTGAAAAGTTTCGTCTGCGTGCTTCGCGAATGTGGACGACATCGGTTTTGCGAACTTCAGCGGCGCTTCGTATGGGAGTGGCGTTCGTCCCGATTTCACATCCGTGCATTATGGACAGGATTCCCTGCACGGCAATGGGAAAGGAAAGGCTATCCGTTCGGGAGATAACCCGATGAATGATAACTGTGACGGTTCCGGTTACGACCGATGAACTTACAGCGCAGTTTATGAGGCAAAATGAATCCTTATTACGACGCAAACGTTCTCTATGATGCGGGAGACCGCGCAATGAATGGCTCCCAGTTTAAGTATGCTTCGAAACTTTATAAGTTGAATCAGCTTCTCATCACAGCAAAATTACAGAAGGCACTTCAAAATGGAACTTACCATCCGAAAGGGAGCATGAAGTTCCGATATCGTGAGCGAGGAAAGGAACGCCTCATTTCCAGCATCGTGACCCCTGACAAGGCAGTGAATCATGTAATTTGTGACGAGGTGCTGACTCCATATCTACAAAAGTTTCTACAGTACGACAATTCGGCATCTCAGAAGGGGAAAGGCGTAGCATTTCATCGAAGGCGTTTTGAAAATGACCTGCGTAACTACTACCGCGAAGAAGGTACGAATGAAGGGTATGTGCTTTTTATCGACTTCAGCGGGTATTATGCGAACATTCAGCATGAACCGTGTAAGGCGGTGCTTCATGAGCTACTCGAAAAGAGCGGTCTAAGTGATGAACTTCGGATTATCACCGAGGACTTGATGGATGAGATTTTCAAGACGTTCGAGATGGATGTCAGTCGATTCTCGGACGAGGACATTGAAGCAATGATGAATGGCAAGGTTGACCCTTTTATGAACATGGGCGTGCCGAAAGAGCTTTTGACCGGTGAAAAGATGCTGGCAAAGGGAGCCGATATTGGCAACCAGCTGGCGCAAAACATTGGTATCACATTTCCTTACCGAATCGATAACTACTGTAAAATTGTCTGCGGCATGAAGCATCAAGGCCGCTATTCTGACGATATGCATATCATCCATCGGAGCAAAGAAGTGCTTCTGAAGGTTTTAGAGGGTGTCAAGACAATCGCGGCAGAGTACGGGCTGATTCTCAATGAGAAAAAGACGCACATCTGCAAGCTTTCTGGCGAGTATCGGTACCTTCAGGTAAAGTACACGTTGCTTCAAAATGGAATCGTTGTTCGGCGGATTCACCCAAAAGCAATCACAAGAGAACGCCGTAAACTAAAGGCTTATAAGCGCCTGCTGGACAAAGGAATCGTAACCATAGAAGAAATTGATGGTTATTTTCGCTCCTGGCTCAGCGGGAACTACAAGTATATGAGCCGCGACCAAATCTATAAGATGAACAGTCTGTACGTGAAGCTGTTCGGAAGGAGTGTAACATGGAAGAAAGGGCATGGAAGGTTACGTTGGCTGATGGCACATCCCTCGGCAGCCTGAAGCTGAACGGTAACAACTTCATCAGTACCACTGAAGTCACCAAAGAGATGTTCGAGGACAATCTGACAGAAGTGACCATCGAGGACGGTGACACCATCGAGAAGCATGAGAACATGGAACTGGTGCAGATCAGCAAGATGGGCGAAGAGTGGTGGTTCATCCTGCGGGATATTCCGGCAGAGGAACTGGAGCAGATGGCTCTGAAGGCACAGCTGGATTATCTGAGCATGATGGTTGACCCCGAGCTGTAAGGAGGAGTTCAAAATGGCAAATCACAGCAAGAAGTTCAATGATGTGCGTTCCTACTACAAGTACCACATGTGGAAGAAGCGGCAGGTCGTGAATGCCGTGAAACAGGGCTGGATCACGGAGTACGAGTACGAGGAGATCACCGGCGAAAGCTATCCCGTACAGAAAGAGGAAGAAGTGGCCGTGGCAGCCGCGCCGGTTACTGAGACTCCTCAGATTCCTGTTACGGCGGAGACCGAGAGCAACACTAAGGGTGCAAGTGAGGAAGCAGATGTGGCCTCCGAGGAATAAGGAGGACATATGAGCATCGAAGCATATTCTCTTCTGAAGAACGGCAACCTGAAGCTCTCGGAACACTTCAAAGTTCGTGAGTTTTATTGTCGAGACGGCTCTGACCCGATTTTCGTGGATACAGAGCTTGTGGAGATTCTGGAGAAGATTCGTACCCACTTCAACAAGCCTGTGACCATCACGAGTGCATTCCGCACGGCAAGCTGGAACGCTAAACAGAAGAATGCCGCCAAGTACAGCCAGCACCTCTATGGCAAGGCAGCGGATATTCAGGTGCAGGGTATCAGCGTGGAGCAGGTCTATGCCTATGCGGACAAGTTGCTTGCGGGCAGGGGAGGTGTTGGCATCTATCCTCCCGGCCTTGGTAGAGCAAACGGCTGGGTGCACGTGGATGTACGCAAAGAAAAGAGCCGGTGGAGGGGGTGATGCCAATGCAGAGTATTCTTTCCTTCATCAGTGCTCACTGGATGGAATGGGCAATCGGATTGCTTAGTTTTGGCTGGGGTTATCTCATCAAAAAGATGACCGAGTACAAGAACATCAAGGACGGTTTGCTCGCCATCATGCACGATCGGCTGTATCAGATGTCTACCTTCTTTCTCAAAGAGGGGTACATTAACACGTCGGCTCTGAAAAATCTGGAATACCTTTATAACAGTTATCATGCTCTTGGCGGAAACGGCACTGGTACAGAACTGTACACCCGCGCCAAGGGGCTGCCAATCAAGGAGGACTAACATATGAACGCGCATATTGTAACGAACCGCAGCATCTCGGCTGGTACCATCGCACGAACTGCTGTTCTGCTGCTGGCCCTGACCAACCAGGTGCTTTCTGCTCTGGGTAAGCCGGTTCTTCCCATCGAAAGTGCTCAGCTGGAGCAGTTGGTAAGTGTTGGTATCACGACCGTGGCTTCTCTCGTGGCCTGGTGGAAGAACAACTCGTTCACACAGGAGGCTCTGGCCGCTGATGTGGAATACGAGCGCCAGCGGAAGCTGAACGGGAAATAATTGATATTTGAGGCGAGGAAGAGAAAAGGGCGAACAATATCCTGACTGAATGTTTTTCTCCAACCGCCTGAAATGATTTCATCTGGCACTCATCGTTGACCCGATAGGTCTGTTTTAGATTGGAGTGGCCGGTAAGATGAAGAAAGACCCTGTGATATTTATGCTGGCCCTCTAGGGCTGCCATGAAAATTACAAGGTCTTTTATTTTTGCCCTAGAAAATGTTGCAATTTGAGCGTAGAAGTCGTATACTGGCAACATAATGAATCATTTGCACGCACACCGATAAATACAGAGATTTTTGACTGAATTTATTGCCTACCTATTATATACCAGTTCCTGCGGGATGCCATCCTGCTCACCATGAACGAACCGGAGTACATCAACGCCGTGACCAAGCGCCTGTACCCGGAAATCGCCAAGAAAAACGGTACCACCGCCAGCCGCGTGGAGCGCGCCATCCGCCACGCCATCGAGGTTGCATGGGACCGGGGAGACGTGGATACCCTCAACAGCTACTTTGGCTATACCATCCATAACCTGCGCGGCAAGCCTACGAACAGCGAGTTCATTGCGATGATAGCCGATAAGATGCGGCTGGATAAGCGGCAGCGGGTGGGGTAACATCTGCAAATTGAAAATACGGCTGATTTGAGCACTGCTTTTGAAAAGCGTGATAAAAACTAAATTAACAGAAGAGCCGCAGTCGGGGATTTTCTTCCCGGCTGCGGCCTTTTGAATATGCGGATATTATTAGATGTTTCATTTTTGTGATTGAGTGCTCTCCTCTTTCCTTTCAGCAATATACGCCACAAGGTCATACACCAACCTCTTTTCCTGCTCGTTCATGCCACGCAGTACTATCTGTTCTTGTGATTCAAGCCCTAAAATATCGTCTGTGGTCGTATGAAATAGCTGTGCAAGGGCTATCAAATACTGTGCTGTGGGTGCAGAAAGTTCCATTTCCCAAGCGTTGACACTGGCGCGCGTAACGCCCAGCTTGCGAGCAAGGGCAGCTTGTGAAAGCCCGGTATTCTCCCGAAGACGCTTGATATTGTCTGAAATCATGTTGTTCACCTTCCTGCATCTACTTTACTATACAGCTTTTGATATTAAATTATCTAAACGAGTATAGTTTTATTGACGTTCGGTTGGATGAAGCGTATAATAAAAGTACGGATATTTACCTTTTAGGAAAGGAATCATCGAAATGAAACGAAAAATTGCTTTGGCGATTGGGACTTCTCTACTATGTATTGCAATCCTTACAGGTTGTAACTCGTCAGTTGCTGCCGAAGATGCTTTTTCCGCTGCAAATAGCGGTGATACCGAAAATGCACAAAAGCTTTATACGAATATCATTGATAATAGTTCTGAGCAAAAAGAGCAACTAAACAAATTATTAAGTGCCGAATTTGAGCAATTACTGGATAACTACAACCATGAAGAACTGACTGACGACCAAGCAAAAGAAGAATTTAAAAAGTATTCGGAGGCATTTGAGGGAATTGAGTCTGTTGAAACAGCACGAGAAAACTTGAAAGAACTTATCGACTCCAAAAAATCTTTCAAATCTGCAAAAGAGTCCGAAGCAGAAGAAAATTATGGACGCGCATACGCTGAATATCGGCATGTTAGTGCTTTGGATATTAATTATGATGAGGCGCAAAAGCAAATGGATGTATGCCTGAGCGCCTTTGAATCGGAAATTCTAAGACTTTGTGAGGAACAAGCATATTATAAAGCAATTTCTAATACCATCGATTTAATGGAGGAGCTTGGTATTAGTATGCCGATGTCAGACGATGATACACTTGGTATTGATGATTGCTTTTTGTTTATCGCTAAACAAATGGCAGAATCGTGTGGTTTTGAAAATGCTCAAGCATCAATGCAAGAAAACATTGCAAACGGACGCTTCCATGACCATTTCTATGATATAAATATTGGGTGCGATTCTTTGAACGGTACATCACTGGAAAGGATCTCTAACAAAAAGATAATAGACAGCTATGCACAATTGGATAGTCTTTTCAATGATACCTTTATGACAGCATGTGTATTCAAAGGGTTTTATATCACTTTAGGCGACATTCATAGTAATGGAAAATGGTATGATGTTTTTATTTGTGATGGCATGGAAAGTGATGTTACTGTAAGAAGTGATGCCGAAAGAGGACCTTTTAATGCAACAATGAAATCGAAATTTGATAACTGGGGCAAGAGCTCAAACAATAGTACAAAGAATAATGAGAGCACTTCTGGTGGTAATGTTACGCAAGAATATCTCAATGCCTTGAATAGAGGACTGTCTTATGCTCAAAATCTTCATATGTCAAAGAAAGCAGTATATGACCAACTGACATCTTCTTATGGAGAAGGCTTCCCGGCGGATGCTGCACAATATGCCATTGATAATATGACGGGCGTAGACTGGAATGCAAATGCCCTCGAAAAGGCAAAGCAATATTATTATAATATGTCGATGTCCAAAAGCGCAGTTTATGACCAGCTTACTTCTGAATATGGTGAACAGTTTACAACGTCCGAAGCTCAGTATGCCATTGACCATCTGAATTAAGACACAGTGACCCAATAAGAGAAAGACCGCAGACGGAACAAATAGCCGTTTGCGGTCTTTCTCTTTGCATTTTCCTTCCCATCTGGTACAATGGTGCAGAAGGGAAGTGACGAA